CCATGATATTATCTCAGATGGTTTTTGTATATATATATGCTGTAATTTTTTGACTACTAAGGTAAAATAGTATGGCTAGTTAGAAACGGGTGGAGGAGGGGAAGTGGTGGTAAGATAGTACGCCACGACCCTCTGCCACCGATTAGAAGATTGAAGTGATGTTTATAGGCGGTCGGCAGCCACAAGTTGCTATGGCGACAGCAAAAACAGGCAGCTTTTATTTGACAGAGACTATAACTATACCCGCGGCAAGTGCAAGCGGTAGCAGAGTACAAGGCGTTATTGACCTTGGTGCTTATGTGAATGTAGCAACAGGGCAAGCGGTTGCTGTAGAATCAGTAGATTTTGTTTATCAACTAGGCACTGATTTTAGTTCAGATGTTGCAGGAATGCTTGCTGGAAATGGGGCAATTGGGGCACAAGTTACCGATTTAAATCCGGGAACTGCTTTTGTTAGAGCAGATAATCAGTCTTTGATTGCATCTGGATCATTAAACATTGATAAAACAAACAGTATTGCTTCTCATTCAAGTGATCTATACCCAGACAATTTTGGGCCGGCCGCATTATCTGAAGCATTTATGGTAGTCAATGATTCTCTTTACTTGGTAGGCGGAAATGACAATGCAATCTCTGGTGCTGCTGCAGTATCACTCACAGCTAGAATTAAATGTAGAGTTGTTAAACTAGGCACTAAAGACTGGATGGCTATTGCAATACAATCAACTGCTTCTGATAACTGAAGGTGATCCCTTTGGTTAAGATAGAGGGGTCTCTCGATGAACTTCGAGCATTACTTGGCAGGGCTGAGCGCACTGTTACTGATGTTGTTGAGACCGTTAAAGAAGTTAAGCAAACGGCTAAGAAAACTCGACGCAAACTTAGTAGTTGGCAGCGATACATCAAAAACAAGTCTAACCATATCAAGTTCAAGAGAGGAGCAAAAAAAGGAAGACTAGATTTAGCAGCTATGTCTAAAGCATTCAAGAGGTCTAAAAAATGAACGCTATAGAAGTTTTGAAACTAAAGTTATTACCTAAACCAAAAGGTAAATCAAAAAAGAAAAAGGGGGATAAAAAATAATGGATAGAACATTGGTTCAAGAGTTTCCTCCTTTTTGGGCTGTTGGTGATAATGTAACTGGTGTTTGGACTATGTCAGGTGTTTCAGATTATCGAAATCTAAATCCTACAGACTTTCCAAATGCAAATTATTGGGTTAGTGAACATAAATTAGATTTAAGTGGATATGTCCAAAGTGATTTAACAGTAGGTTTTCGTCGTTCTTTTGAACAAGAGGCCGGATATCGAAGTATTAATTGGAATGCAAACCGCGACAATCAACTAGATCCATATGATGCAGCAGTAGGGGAACAAATAATAATTTCAAGCGTCCCTTTTACAGATGATCAATTAATTGCTTTAACTATTGGTTCTGCTGGCTTTACTCCTATACCTGCGCTAATCGACGCGGGTAATTTTAATCGAGTTCATATTATCCATGGCCATGGTTCATATTTTGATATTGACTTAAATCAGATAGTAGACCCATCTGAAGATAGTTCCGCATTTCTTCAAAGGAAACAAGACTGGTATTATTCAAGTTTAGAACCAACTGCCGCTGATTGTTTATACTGTTATCGTTTTCTTGCGCTTCCTAATGGAGCTGCTGCAGATGCATATGGTGCAACTGGTTTGATATTACCAGCATTGAGAGTTATACTAGATGCTTTTACAGTAGAAGAACCTGATTTAGAATATATGATGCGTCTAAAGAGATCATACGAACTTGCTAATCAGGTTTGATAAGAATGGTTGCTCCTATACTACAAAACCCTATTAGTGAACTAACTAGGCGTTATGCAGAAGCAGGAAGAGATGCAAGACTTAAGAGACGCAAGGAAAGACAACAACAAGGACAAAAGTGGCGTAACAATTGGAAAGAACTCTATGAATGGTTAGCTAATGAGTCAACTCCTGAAGTAACTGGGCCTTTAGCAATAGGTATGAGGTATGCTCCTAAATTAGTAGCACCTATTTACTTAGGAGCAAGACTAGGTACTGAAGTAGGTAAAGCCGGTGCAGAAGGTACTTTTGGATCAGGGCCAGTAGCAGGTTTAGAATATACACCTGAGATAGCAGAATATGAACGAACTGCTTTACGCGGTGACAGAGTTATTTAGGTCCTGATAACAAATATCACATATCCATAGTTGCGGATATCTTTTATCTTCTGATTCCCATTGATGATAGTCATGAACATGACCAATAAAACCACATACAGCACATTGGCACATCATTTTTGAACCCACTTCCCAACTAATTCAGTGTTGCAGCATCGGCCTTTTTCATCTTCAATTTCACAATAAGGGTCCCACCTAGGTACTGTTGATCTAAACATTAACAATTCTGGATGTTCTGGACACCACATTTGATAACGCATTCTGAATGTGTTACGTTCATCTGTCTCTAAAAGAGCTTGTCTAACCCATTTACTAAAGTTAGGCATCTTTGAAGCGATCTCAAACGTCGTTGGACATAGATTAACCATCTTATGACGCTTCATTGTTTCAACTCCAAGTGTTGCATAATAAGAATAGTAGCCAACATTGCCAATTCTTCATGTTTTGATGACCTTATTTTCTTCAAAACTATCCTATATGCTTGCCAAAACTTTGCATCTGCTTGTTCCATGATATTATCTCAGATGGTTTTTGTATATATATATGCTGTAATTTTTTGACTACTAAGGTAAAATAGTATGGCTAGTTAGAAACGGGTGGAGGAGGGGAAGTGGTGGTAAGATAGTACGC